TCGATCATTTCGCGCACAGCGAGGTTCAGCAGCCCGTGAAAGTCGGTGTGGCCGTGGCGGTCGCAGTTGCGCGACCAATTCTTCCACAGCGCGTCGACGCGCTCGTTCAGCGCCGGGTCGCTGGTAGCGGCGCGCGGCCGGATCCCGGTGCCGACAATGTTGTTGACCAGAACCTGCACAGCTTGGGCAGCCATGGGGTTGTTCCGGACCAGATCGCGCATGCGGTCACGCAGAATCGGCCCAGCGCCTGCGATTTCCTTGTCGGCGGAGTTGCCAGTGGCCCGCCAGCCGTCCGTCCCGCGCCCTTTGGATGCGGATTCGTATCCGCGTTTACGCTCGATCGCGTCACGGGCGTAGAGCCGTCGCAGCGCCGCTTCAGGCGAAAACACTGCGACGGCTCTGTCGATCAGGCCATAACGCAAGGGAGGAGGAATGCGCTCGGCCATCAGGACCTCCGGAAGCTGGCAAATCCAGCGATTGGCAGTTTCTTTCCAGTCTGCGATGCCAGATCGGCCTCGATCGTGGCGATGATCTGCCTCATCTCGTTCAGGGACCGATACTTCGTGGTTTTCCCATCGTAGCTGACCTCAGTCACGCCGGAGGCGTAGGCCCGCTTGATCGCGTCGAGTTGTGCCTGCGTAAATCCAGCCATTTTAGAACCATTTCCTGCCCCGCGAGCCCATCCAGTCGGACGAGCGGCGCGGCTGCTGCTTTGTTGATGGCCGGTTTGGAACACCTGCTGTTGCAGCGATATCCACCCGGCCAGTGTTGATCTGTTCTTCGAGCTGTTCCCAGCGTCGATCGTCCCAGCGGTCGAGACCCATCAGCCAAGCGGATGCGCGCGCGTAGACGCGGCAGTCCAGCGCCTCGTTTCGGTCGCGCGATTTCTGCCATTCAAGCTTCTGAAAGCCCTGCCGTGTCTTGATGGTCATCAGCTGCTCGGCTGTCAGCTGCTTCATCCATTCGGCGGGCGTTCCCTTCGGAATGTGGATATAACCGGTCGGCCACTCCGATCCCGCGGCAATGTCCTCTTCCGTCGGCGCGTTCAGGCGCAGGAACCGATAGGTCTCGCTTTTGAATACTGCGCCCGCGACCTTCCAGAGTTGAACACCGCGCCGGAGTTTGCGACCGCCCTCAGTCGTCTCGACGTAGGTCGGTCCGTCCACTGGCGTTGATCGGTCAAAGCCCGCCACGCCCTTGACCGCGAGCACCTGACCGCGCCCGACCGAGCGAACCCACGAATAGACCGCGTCAGTCGTCACGCCGTCACCGGAGTCGATCGCCATTCGTGCCAGAGCCATGTTGGCGCCACCCTCGTGTGGCCAAGTTGTGTTCAAGAACTCCGTCAGCTTGGCCCAGATTTCAGGCCGTGCGGTGTCGCCCTCGATAACGATGTGATCGACCAGCCAAGAGCGCAGGTTCCGGCCCCAGCCCCAAACGTCGATCTCGATGCGGTCGCGCTGCACGTCCGCACCGCCTGTGAGAACCAGCACGCCTTCCGGTGCCATACCGAGCTGCCAGTCCTCGCGGCGATCATACAGCCGCTGCCAGTCAGGCGCTTCGCCCTTTTCCTGCCAAGTCTCACCGAGAACCGTGTTCTTCACAGTCTTCATAGCGGCGTCATTACCCGTCGCCTGCTCCCATCCTCGTGCGATTTCTTCCCAAGATAGCCAACCGAGCGGGGAATAAAGACCGCTTATATGGTATCCGACCACCCCTGCCGCCTTCGCTTTCGCGATCGTTTCCGCGTCAGCCGTTGGCATCCAGCACGCGCCGCTGGCCTCGTCCATCATCGCGGTCTTGTGCCGCTCTGCGATGGGCTCTTCGCAGTGCTCGCAGATGTAACGCGCCGTTTCCGGCTGGCCCTTCTCCCAGCGGAGGCGCTCGAACTGCAGCCATTGCATTCCACCACAATGCGGGCATGGAACGTGGTAACGCTGCTGATCGCTCATTTCGTACTCCCGCTCGATCCTAGACAAGCCCTTGATCGTGGGCGTCGAGGCGAGAAACACCTTGCTCCTGTGGCCAAAACTGATCGTCCGCGCCTCTGCGAGCGCGATTGGGTCACCTTCCCCGTCGAGATCGCCCGGATAGGCGTCCACCTCGTCCAGGAACACCCAGCGCGCTGGCATCGAGCGCAAGCCCACCGCGCTGTTCGCGCCCGTCAGGACCAGCTGTCCGCCTGGGAACCGCTTACCCAAGATCGTGTTGCCGCTGTCCCGAGACCGTGAAGGCATGACCAGCTCGCGCAGCTCCGGGCTTTCCTCGATCAGCGGGTCGATCCGTTGCTGCGACAGGCGCTTTGCCAGATCGACCGTCGGCTGCACCGCGAGGAACGGGCCGGGTGCCCGATGCATCGCGAAGCCGATCCAGTTGTTCCCGGCCTCTGTCGCCCCGACCTGCGCCGCCTTCATGAACACCACACGCTGCGCCGGGCTCGATGGCGAAAGCGCGTCCATGATCGCCCGCATGAACGGCGTGCGTGCTGTCCTGTAGGGACCTGCTTCGGATGCCGCCCGTGAGGACAGGATGCGGTGCCGATCGGCCCACTCCGAAACCGTCAGCGTTGGATCCGGAGCGAGCCCGGCCAGCCATGCGCGCCTGACTTCTTCTGCGCCGTCGAAATCATCGGAGCTCAAGTTTAACCTCGGCCATATCGGCCAGATGTTTGCGCAGGTACTTGTCCAACACCTGCTCCATTTTATGCGGATCGACGCCAAGCTCGGCCGCCATATTGGCTGCCACGCGGGGCGGCCAGTTCTGCCAGGCATCCCGCTCGCGCCTTGCCAGGTCGAAAACCACAGCTGTGGTGCGCGAGCGATCAACCAGTTCGCCCTTCATCTTGGCCAGCTTGACCTTTGCGGTCTGTGCCTTGAGCACCTCGTTGGCCATCCGCGCGCGGAGGAACGACACTTCACCGCCGCCCGCTGTCGGTTCTGGATCAGCGCCAGCTTCGCGCAAAGTGTCGCTGACCGACTCGATAGCAGATCTTGGCACTGCCTTGGTCGTCGCGAGCGCAGTTCCAGCAGCTGTCGTCGTGCCCATCGCCCTGGCGTTGGGGCCCCGCTGCTTTGCCGGGTCTGTCTGGGCGTCCCACTGTTTGTCCGCCTTGACGGGATCGATGGTGCCGTCGCCTTCGACCGATATCCGCCCCGTGGCGATCGCCTTGCCCACCGCTGTGTGGCTCACACCCCGGTGCGCGGCGTATTGCCTGCGCGACAGTCCCATTCAGCTTAACCTCCTTTGAACGCACCCGGCGCCGCAGTGGTTGGCGCTTATAAAGCAATGATATTGCTACGATTTCTCTACACTACAAGCGCCCAAAGAGCGAATGTGATTACACAGAGCGACGCAGCCCGCGACGCACCAGCCCCGGAGACAAGACCATGACAATCGCAACCACATCCGACACGACGCGCATCTTTATCGACCGCAGCAGCTTAGACGCAGCGATGACACCGACCGACCTGCACAACCACTTCTTACAGCAGAACCTGAACACCGAAGTGTTCAGGATGGCTGGCCGGGTCGGGATCGACTGCCTAACCATCGAACTGATCGAGGTCTCCACGCTCCTGAAGGAACTCGGCATCATCTGAAACCAACCAGCCCCTGCACAGCGCAGGGGCTTTTGCTTATAAAGCAATGATATTGCTACGGTTTTCCTACACTACAAGCGCCCAAAGAGCGAATGTGATTACACAGAGCGACGCACCCCGCGACGCACCAGCCACGGAGACAAGACCATGACAAACCGCCTGAACAGCCAGACAACACCCCGCCACCAGCTTCGCGCAGAGAAAGCGCGCGAAAACAAAGAAGCCGCGCAGAGCGCCTTCATCAACAAGAAGGCCGAGATTGACGAGATGCTCGCCCGGCTCCAAGCCCTCAGCGCGGACCACTTCGACACCGCGCCAGACGATGTGAATTGGGCGGAAGTCAGCACCCTGAACATGTACGCACAGCAGCTCAAGCGCATCACCGACGCCGCCTTCAAGGAAGGGGAGTTCGCATAATGGCCGCCCTCTCCGAAACACAAATCTCGGTCCTCACCGCTGCCAAGCAGCGAAAGGACCACATTGCCCTCCCGCTTCCTGCCAGCCTTCGCGGCGGCGCCGCATCGAAGGTGGTCGGCGCGATGCTCGCCAAAGGTCTCCTTGAGGAGGTCGACGCGGACCTGCGCAACCACGAGCCCGCATGGCGAGAGACCGGCGACGGCCACGGCACCACGCTGGTCGCCACCGAGGCAGGCCTCGCGGCCATCGGCTTCGAGACCAAGGCCAGCGCGCCAGCGCAAAGCGACGAGACCACAGCGCGACCAGAGCGCCAGCTCCGCGCAAACACCAAGCAGGCCGCGCTGATCGCCATGCTGCGCAAACCGGAGGGCGCGACGCTAAACGAGATCGTTGCCGCCACCGGCTGGCAAAAACACACCGCTCGCGGCGCCATGTCCGGAGCCCTAAAAAAGCGGCTCGGGCTGACCATCCACTCGGAAGCCGAACCCGAACGCGGGCGCGTTTACCGTATCAAGGACGACGAAGCCTCCTGATCGCCGCCAGCACGTTTTGACTTGAAGCAGACCGCGCCCAGCGCGGTCTCTTTCGTTTTGGATGCGCTGCGCACCCGCACAGCCTCGAAGAAGCGCCGAAGCGCGTAGGACCGGACCACCGAGACGACGGTGAAGACTCCACCGATGGCCAAGTGCTCGCCCATCGTGGCGTGGATCCCGAAGATCGGGAACACCAGCACCTGCGTCAGAACAGCGATGCCAAAGCCCACCCCGACGTTGGTGACCGCCTCGACAGCCGACATTAGGCGGGACTGCTTCACGCCGCCTTCCGCTCCGCCACCAGCTCTGTAAACGTGCGTCCGTCACCATCGAGGACGGCGGTCTGGCCGGTCAGGTTCTGCCACCGCTCTACGATCACGTCGATGTAGGCCGGGTTGAGCTCGATCCCGTAGCAGACGCGCCCTGTCGTTTCTGCCGCGATCAGCGTGGTGCCGGATCCCATGAAGGGTTCGTAGACCGCTTGGCCTTGGCTGGAGTTGTTGAGGATCGGTCTGCGCATGCACTCGACCGGCTTCTGCGTGCCGTGGACCGTCTCGGCGTCCTGATCCTTGTTGGCGATCTGTCAGAGCGTGGTCTGTTTGCGGTCGCCTGCCCAATGGCCCTTGCCCTTCTTGCGGACAGCGTACCAGCAAGGCTCGTGCTGCCAGTGGTAATCGCCGCGGCTGAGGATCAGCCGGTCCTTCGCCCAGATGATCTGCGACCGGATGTTGAAGCCGGTGTCGATCAGGCTTTCCGCGACCGTGGTGGCGTGCAACGCACCATGCCAGACGTAGGCCACGTCGCCGGGGAACAGCGCCCAGGCTTCGCGCCAGTCAGCACGGTCGTCGTTGAGGACCTTGCCGGTGCGCTTGGTGCTGGCCGCGCCCGCCTGGTTGCGCCAGCTTGGGTCGTACTCAACGCCATAGGGCGGGTCGGTCACCATCAGGAGCGGCTTCACACCGCCGAGCACGCGCTCAACGTCGGTGGCGAGGGTGCTGTCTCCGCAGAGCAGCCGGTGGTTGCCGAGGACCCACAAATCGCCGAGGACCGAGACTGGCTCAGCAGGAGGCTCCGGCACATTGTTCTCGCCCTCAACACCGTCGCCAAGTTCTGGATCCTCAATGTCCTCGAGCATCCCTTCCAGTTCCTCGTCTGAGAAACCAACCAGGTCGATGTCGAAGCCGTCAGCGCGGATCAGCTCGATCTGTTCAAAAAGAATGTCGGTGTCCCATCCGGCGTTCAACGCGATCTTGTTGTCCGCGACGACCAGCGCGCGGCGCTCCGCCTCGTTCAGATGCGCCAAACGGATGGTCGGGACTTCGTCCAAGCCGAGTTGCTTCGCAGCCATCAAGCGACCGTGGCCAGCGATGATCACATCGTCGTCGCCGATCAGGATCGGATTGGTAAAACCAAACCGGAGGATCGAGGCAGCGATCTGCGCGACCTGCTCGTCGGAATGGGTGCGAGCGTTGCGCGCGTAGGGCACGAGTCGCTCGGTTGGCATCATCTCGATCTGCAAGTCTGAACTCCAAAAAAGAAGCCCGGTGCTTGGCGGAGCACCGGGCTTTGAGGTGAGGCAATAAATGCCTGACAGTAAAAAAATATCGTGGTGGCAACCCGGAAACCCAAAAGTGGAAACCCACCCCGGAAACCCAGAAAAAACCTTTATCACTAGAGACTTAGCGCGCTTCCGCCCCCCGCATACGTTCCTCGCCGGGGAGGAACCAAGGCCGGGGGGGCCTGCGGCGCGGGGGTCCTCCGAGAGGATCATCTGTCGCCAGTATACCGTAAAACTAGCCCAAAACACCGCGCTTTGTCGCGCCCAAAGTTCGACGTGTTGCGCCGTCAAAACAACGTGTTGGAGCCGTCTTTGCGGGTTTTTGCGGCGGTTTCATCCGACGTTTTTTTCGCCGCCGCCCTGCGCCGCGCCGATTTATCCCGTTTGTTCAGTCGATTGGCGATTGTTTGAAGCGCCGCCACCCAACGCCGCCACGCGGTCTGCCGAACGCAGCCTGCCTGAATGCAAACCTGCCGCCAGCGCCAGCCTTCGGCGCGCAGCCACACGATCCGTGCGTCGTCAGGGCCGATGAGCCGCAGCCAATCGATGCATTCCTCCATACGTTGTATTTCGGCAGCGTTCGGCACCACGCGCATGCGGGCCTCTTGATAGCCATAGGCGTGCTTCGCGTCGTGGACGTACTCTGGCCACGACTGGCCGAAGCCCTTCGGTCCGGAGCCGGGTGGGTTGGGCAGGCGGCGCAGCGTCAGCGCGGCCTCCTCCATGCGGTCCTCAATGGTGCGTGCGGTGAAATCCATGCGTGCTCCCTCGTTCAGTAGATTTGCAGTTTCTTTAGCCGTTCGCGCGTCACCAGCCCGGCGGCCAGCAGCGCGTCGCGCTGGGTGTTGGTGATCAGGCTGGTCGGGACGCCCCTGCCGGAGTTGATCCACTCCGCCAGCCACAAAAGGTGCGCGCGGTGGTCGGGGGCAACGCCAGCAGAAGGCCCATTGCTGTTCTCGGCAATTCTGCCCGGCTTCAGCTCGCGCTGCACTGGTGGTAAACCGCAAGACCTTGGTGCTGATCCAGCTTGTGCGCCGCCGTTTGTCACGCACGCCTGTTCTTTTTTTCTGTTCCTTACAGGATACTCTCCACTCAGGTGGAGTTTGCCCCCCTGAAAAGTGGAGTTTGCTTCTCCAAAAGTGGAGTTTGCTCCGCCTCCATTTTCTGGAGTTTGCTCTTGTGCCTGGGGAAGATCGAACCCCAAGATGTAGTATGTGCGCTGGATCGCGGCTCCGGGCCGCGTGCGCCTCACGCGAAAAATGAAGCCAGACTTTTCGAGCGCGTTCAGCGCATTGTTCAACCCGCCGTTCGACAGGCCGGTCGCGTCCCGAAGCCGCTCCTGAGACGGGAAGCACGCTGTCGCGGCATCGCGCTTTGAATTATGCGCGTCACAAAGGTGAAACAGGACGCGGAACTGCGAGCCCGACAATGCGCGCGCAGGTATGTCCGCCAGCCATGACGAAGCTTTATGGCTCATGGAAACATTCCCTGATCCAATCGCGAGGATATTCGTTCCCGAGGCAAAGTGGCGCATAGGCGCGGAAAGGCAGGCGACAGCATAGTCTTCCGCCTCAGTCTCAGCCCAGTGCACCAACAAGGCTTCAGACGCGCCTTAACGCGCCGCAAGGGATACCTTACATCCTTGGTCTGCTCTCCAGACGGAGCAATCCGCGAACGCCGCTTGCGCAGGCGCTGGATAGTGGCGCTCCTGTTCTGCGCGGTGACCTGCTTTGCTGGCTTCATCGGAGCGCGAGCCACCCCGGGATGGGCTTCACGATCGGCTATCCCTGGGTGCAAAGCAAAAAAAAGGTACAGGAGGCCGAATAGGATACCTGCGCCAACTACGTCGCCCACAATCGCCAGCCTGCGCTCGACGACAGCTTTCCTGTCGACTTCTGCTATCGCTTTGCGCAAGATTACCGACTGGCGCGCTCTGGCGCGCTGCTGCTCGGAACTGGTCCCAAAACGCTGCAACTGTTCGCAGGCGTCCAGCACTATGGCCTCATCGTAATCGTCTGGGTTTGCGATGATGCGCCGGGCTTGCGCGCTTTCAAGCGTAGGAAAGCAGATGATCCGGGCGCTCATTTGCGGCCCTTCGATCCCGGACGGGGCCTCTCTTGCGCGCGCAACCATTCCTGGACCGCGCCACGCCGATAAAAAACCTTGCGGCCAATCCTGACGCAGATAGGCCCGATCCGGCGCGTTTCCCAGCGCGCCAGTGTGTCAACTGACACACCCAACTCGACCGCAAGCATGCGCCTGCTGATCCAGTCGTCCAAAAGCCCCGGGTTTGCACCTTCTGATGGTGCGACTTGCGTTTCCGCCATGTTCTGTCCTCCGCAATGCAGCCCAATGCGGACTGCGATTGCAGCGGATCAGACACTATCAAGCGGAGCGGCGGCGAGGCGTGGAAAGGCGTGGGAGTGTGACTTTCTCCTGACATTACCTGTAAGCCTCCCGGGCTATTGGCCAACAGCCCAACTGACTGCATCGACCATGCTGGACTGGCCCCACTACTTCCCTGACTTGGCAACTTGTTCCTGTCCGCCGCTGTCGCAGTCGTCTAGTCGACCGGCCCAGTTGCAGGAAGATCTGAGCGCAGTGCCGGTGGCAGTCTATTGGCAAATTATATGGTTCTCAGAAATTACCAAGGAGCGCTACATTGATTTCATATACGGTCGCGCACGAAACAGAAACTATCTGGACACTTGCTGTCTCTCAGCTGCTCTAGAGTGTCAGCATCGAGTTTGTTTTCTGAACGGGAAATTGACCGGTTCCATTGGTACACTTGGTCAACGTGGTATTCTTTATACCATTTTCCGATTCTAGCGCCGCTGGACGCTAAAGGAAGAGCAGAAATTACAATCGCCAAAACGTAAAATTTCGGTGTCAGGGAGCGAGCAACTATTGCTGCAAACATCAGAATAAGTAGCGTTTGAACTAGTGCAAATCGGCCACCGATGCCTGAGTGAATTGTGATACTTGTAAACATCAAAAATAATAGTGTATCGAAAACTATAACCGCACCAAGAAGTGCTAAAATCGCGTCTCGCTGTGCAATTTTTAAATTTCTCACGTAGATTGCAAAGGAAATAGCAACTAAAAATGCAATTGATGCGCCAATCGGCCAAAAGAAGAATAATAGATCAGATGGACCATGGATTAGATCGAAAGCCGCAGATCGAATTGGCCTGTCCGCACCAAATAGTCCTTCAAACTCGTGCGAACCACCAAGGTCAAATAATTTTCTCACGGCTAGCCAAGTTGAGCTGGCAAATATTCCCACAAAAAGAAGAGTGAAAACTTTGCTAGGGTCTTTTTTGAAAGTAAACAAGATGAAGTAAGTAAAAGAGACGGCCACAAATAATATTGCGCCCATATTGTGAGAATTCACAAGAGCTATGGATGCAGTTGCGTAGAAAGCTGCGTTTGATTTTGTCCATTTTTCAATTGACAGCTTTATTACGGTCAAGAGGTAGAGCGGGAAAATAAGAGAAAAGGTAGCGTCCGATGACGGGTTTCTCAAGACATGAACTATAACAAGCGTTGCGGATGAAATAAGGAAAATATTGATTAATTTAGAATTTTTGGCACCACTTCTCAATGAATCGTAAAGGCGGTCTGACGCGCCTATAATAAAAATAGACCAAGTTAAGGAGGTCGCCGCTATGAGTAACGAGTTTGCAATTGCAAGACTTGCAAAAGAGTTGTTAAAAAACAAGAAGGCTGAGGCGTAAATGGCATATAGCGGTGGCCAATATCGGACTGATTCTCCATTCTCAAGTGTATACCCGCGCCCCTCTGAAATATTTATGGCGCCCACAATTTGATTGAGGGCATCAGGCCCGGTCTCAAAAATAGGAACAGAAACAAAAAAATGAGCAAGGCCACCAATCAATGCGATTCCTAGCATTGCAAGTCGAATTGCGTTCATATCTTCATCCCCTTAAAGATCCGCTCCGGAATGGTCCGGATGATCAGCATGATCAGACGCCAGATTGGCCGTACATAGATCACGTTTTTCTTTCGCTCTACAGCGCGCGCGATGGCCTCTGCGAGCTCACTCGGTTCGGCGGTCAGCTTGGCTGGCAGGTCCATCCCTTCAGTCATCTGGGTTGCGACAAACCCGGGCAGGACGGTGACGACGTGCACGCCGCGTTTAGCAAGGCGGTTGCGCAGGCCAGAGAGGAAAGCGGTGAAGCCTGCTTTTGCGGAGCCGTAGACGTAGTTGGTTGCTCTGCCGCGGTCCCCGGCGACCGAGCTGATGCCAACGATGGTGCCGCTGCCGCGCTCTTCGAAACGGTTGGCTAGGGTGGCCAGAATGCTGGCTGGACCTTCGAAATTGCTACGCATGACGCGGGCTGCCGCGGCCACATCGCGTTCGTTTTCTGACTGTTCTCCCATGAGGCCCACTGCACAG